TAATGAGACTCAGTCTTAAACAAACACAAGCTCTTGATTATCTCGAAGACAAGATAACTAAAGAGATAATATTCGGTGGAGGTGCTGGTGGAGGTAAATCTATTCTCGGTTGTTATTGGATATTAAAAATGTGTTATAAATATCCTGGAACTCGTTGGCTTATTGGACGTAGTAAAGGTAAAACTCTAAAAGAAACAACGCTAAACTCTTTCTTTGAAGTAGCTAAGATACAAGGATTAAAAGCCGATATAGACTTTGCTTACAATCAACAGACAGGATTAATTAAATTTCCTAATGGAAGTGAAATACTTTTAAAAGATTTATTCCTTTACCCATCAGACCCAGACTTTGACGAACTCGGCTCACTTGAAATATCAGGTGCTTTTATAGACGAATGTAACCAGATAGTAGAGAAAGCATGGAATATAGTTAAATCTCGTATTAGATACAAGCTAGACGAATACGGAATTGTGCCTAAAATACTAGGAACTTGTAACCCTTCAAGGGGCTATGTTTATTATAATTTCTATAAGCCTTACAGAGATGGCGTATTAGAAAGTAACAAGGCTTTTATTGAGTCTTTAGTAGACGATAACCCTTTTATCTCACAGTATTACAAAGAAAACCTACAATCCCTAGACACTAAAAGCAAACAACGCCTATTGTTTGGTAACTGGGATTACTTAGACGATACCAAAGGGTTATTTAAATACTCAAACCTCGTAGATATATTCTCAAACACAGTAGAAGAAAGCTCAATTAATTATCTTGTAGTAGATGTGGCAGGAGAAGGGGCAGACAGTACAAAGTTTTCTTACTGGGAAGGACTTACAGAGAAATGGCGTGAGACATTTCATGGAATAAACAACGAGGATATAATCCAAAAGATACGAGACTATGCTCAAGAATACAAAATACCTTATTCAAGAATAACAGTAGACTCGATTGGTGTTGGAGAAAGCATAGGAAACTCACGCTTACTAGACGGAATTGTGCCTTTTAAATCGTCTTACGCCCCAATTAAAACAGACGAAAGTATTGTAACTTTGCCTAACATTCATTACACCAAGAACGCACCTTTAACATCAGACTATGCAAATCTACGCTCACAATGCTTATTTATTCTTTCAGAGAAGGTTAATAACCATAAAATCGCTAGTAGAGTAGAGGGGATAGACAAAGAAAAGGTAATAGAAGAGTTGTCGTTGTATCAAGATATAACAAAGAATGACGGAAAAAGAACTGCAACAGGTAAAGACGATATTAAAGTTTTGCTAGGTAGAAGCCCCGATGATAGTGATTGTTTTATAATGCGTATGTACTTTGAGATTAGGAACAACCTAACTCAAGAAAACTCTCCACAAAAGGCTTTAATCAGAGAAAAACTACAAGACCAGTTCGCTATGAGACGACACCGTATGCAGCAGAACAGTACAAAGTAATTAACAGTTTGACATTGACAAGCAATTAACATTATAATTAGTTTAAATTAAAAACTTAACAATACTCGGCGGGGAATAATAATATAGATGGATAGTTTTAAATATACGAATGGTTCAGCTTCAGCACTTATTAGAACAGGTGGAGGTATAGTTGCAGGTGTAATTGCAAATTCTCATACTTCAGGAACAATGAAGTTATGGGATAATACAAGTGCGACAGGCACAGTAATTGTAAACACTTTTTCGTTTCCAGCAGGTTCAGGAGTGTATAGATTCCCAGAACCAATAGCCTTTTATACAGGGCTATATTTTACTCTTGGTGGAACTCTCGACTACACCATAATTTGGAAACCAACTTCATAATATGGAAAACGAAGATACAATCGGTCAATTAGTACGCAAACTAGAACAAGAATTTACATCTGGTAATGGTACTTTAATATCAAAGTATGTTCGTACTGATTTATATGAAGATATAAACACTATCTATGCTTACCTAGAAAGTAAACATATTTCAGGAGAATTTGACTCTTTGGGTAGGGAAAAGCCTTTCTTTAATATTGTTTTAGCTTCTCGTAATATCTGGTTTCGTGCTACTGACATTGATAGAAAAAACATAGTTTTAAAAGCAACAAGTGAAGGAATGACTTTACCTGTGTTTTTCTTGTACCTACATCTTCAAAACTGGATGCGGAAAGAGAACTTTGGGCAATTCTTAAATAATTGGGGGTTGTCTCTAGCAGGTTTTAACTCAAGTGTAGTTAAGTTCGTAGAGAAGAATGGCAAGTTAATATGTGAGGTTGTTCCTTGGGCTAAGTTGATTGTAGACCAAATAAACTTTGACGATAACGTAAAAATAGAAATACTAGAACTTACTGAATCACAACTTTACGATAGGTATGGTAAAAAAGCAGTAGATGACCTTGTAGGGGCTAAAAAGGCTCGTGAAACGACTAATAAACAAGTAAAAGACAACAAGAATAGCTATTACAAGTTATACGAAGTGCATGGTAAGTTACCATTATTTAATCTAACTGACAAAGAAAAAGACATAGAACCAGTGCAACAAATGCACGTTATTTCTATGGTTGGTAAGGAAAGAGGTAAAGGAGAAGACGTATATACACTTTACAAAGGGCGTGAAGAAAAAGACCCTTATATGCTAACTTGGTTAATTCCTTCAGAAGACGGCTCAATAAATCTTAATGGTTCAGTTAAAAACCTATTCCAAGCACAATGGATGGTAAACCACACTAAGAAAGCTATTAAAGACCAATTAGACTTAGCTTCTAAACTTATATTCCAAACATCAGACACAAACTTCATCGGTCAAAATGCTTTATCTGCTATTGAAACAGGAGACATAATGATACACGCTTTAAATCAGCCACTATCACAAGTCAACAATAACTCTCACGACGTAACTTCTCTATCAAATCAAGGTCAAGAATGGAAGGCTTTAGGTAGTGAACTAAATGGAATAAGTGAAGCTATGCTAGGTATAGCACCAAAATCAGGTACAGCATGGAGACAAACAGAAGCATTATTACAAGAGTCTTACTCTCTATTTGAGATAATGACTGAAAATAAAGGCTTACACATAGAACAAATGCTAAGACGTTACATTTTACCTTTCTTGAAGAAGAAAATGAACAATGACAAGGAGATAATGGCTACACTAGATATGCAAGGTATTAAAGAAATAGAAAGTAGGTTTATAAAAAACCAGTCTGTTGCTCAAAGTAACCAAATGATTAAAGACCAAGTATTAAATGGAGTAATTGCCGAACAACCAGACTTAGAATCTATTCAAAAAGGCATGAAAGAAAGCTTTAACGAACAAGGTAATCAAAGATTCTTCAAACCTTCCGAGATATCTTGGAAAAAAGAATTTGAGAATGTTAATTTGGATGAAATAGAAGTAGAAATCACAGGAGAAAGTTCAGATACTCAATCAATGCTTACCACAATAGACAAAGCCCTAACAATAGTTGCAAATCCAGCGTATTCACAGAACAAACAAGCACAGTATCTAGTAAATAAAGCTCTAACTAAATCAGGTTTTCTATCCCCAGTAGAGTTATCCTCAATGCCATCACCAGAACCAATAGCTACCCCTCAAGGCGGACAGGTCGAAGCTATGCCACCATTATCAAATAACAAACAACAATAATATGAAAAAAACAATGAAGAAGTCAGAGCCTAAACACTCTAAAATGCACGAAAAGAAAGAGTCAAAAGGAATGAAATTAAAAGAAAAGAAGATGTATAAGAAATCATAATATGCTTAAAAAAGGAAAAAAGAATGTAGGTGCTAACATTAGAGAACTAATAGCTGATAACAAGAAGACTGGGAAAGCTAAAGGTGCAAATGGAAAAGTTAGACCTATGAGACAGATATTAGCAATAGCACTCTCAAAGGCGGGAGTAAGTAAAAAGAAAAAATAATTATGGCGGAAAAATTAATGTACTCAAACAAAGATATAGACCTAATCAAAGCAACATTTGCAGAAAATGACGCATTGTTGGTTATGGTTCGTAAGCTATTCTTTGGTTACGACTTAACAGAAGACGAAAAGAAAGCTGTCAAATCTACCTTCTCTAACCCAGAAGTAGTAGAAGTATTTAGACGTAAGGTCTATTCAGTAGGAAATGTACAAACAGAAATTGGACACATAAACGACTTTTGGTTTGGTGCAGAAGAACAAATCTTTGGGGCTGGGCGAGATACAATCTATCAAGCTATTGCTTCAAAAGAACTTGTTTTATCAATGTTTACGAAGGCTTTCAATCTATTAACCAACTTAGATGGAGAGAAAGTAGATACTTCATTTAATCCTGTGATAGAAGCAGACCCACTAGGAATTAAACTGATAGCTCGTAACCTTTACATGAAGGCTGTTGAAACAGGACTTCACTCAATGAAGGTTATTGCAGGTATGAAAACTGAAACTGTAGAGCAAGCAGTAAAGCGACTATCTCAAGATAGTTCAAAGTAGTTTATCCACAGTTTGCAAGTATTGACAATTAATAATATAATTAACTTAAATTGGAGTGAAGAAAAACGCTCCTAAAACTAAAATCTATGGAAGAAGAAAATGTTCAAGCTGAGAACTTAAACCAGCAACAGGAAGCTGACCTTGACACAGCAGGTGACGAACAAGACGAAAGCGAAAGCATAGAAGAACTTAAAACTCGTCTAGCTAAAGCTGAAGAACTTGCAAGAAACCAAAAGATTCGTGCGGAAAAGGCAGAGAAGTTAGCAAAGCAAAAGCCTAGTGAAACTTCAAAGTCAGTTACACCAGAATTAGACAATGCAACAATAGCTAGAATTTACGGCATACACGAAGACGACATAGAAGAAGTCCTTGATTTAGCTAAATTCAAAAAGTTATCACTTGCAGAAACTCTAAAACTAGGTGCAACAAAAGCTATTCTAGCCGAGAAAGAAGAGTTCAGAAAAACAGCAGAAGCCTCAAATACTGGTAATGCAAGGAGAAGTGCTACAAAAGTGTCAGATGATGTTTTACTAGCAAATCTAAGCAAGGGAGAAGTCCCTAAATCAGCAAGTGAAGCAGAAGCGTTATTCTGGGCAAGACGAGGAGGCAAAAGATAACATCTTAGAATAGTTCGGCGGGATTATTATTTTAATCCTTAACAACTATGTTTAACACCCAATCAACTTATGGTAATCGCGATGCTTACCTAAAATCTCAATACGATTTCGTATTAAGAAACGTTCTAATCGCTGAAAAAATCTGTGATGTAAATCGTTCAGATGTTAAAAGAATCCAAAACCCTTATGGTTCACAGCCAACAGCAACTATTCAAGCAGTAGCAGGTACTTACTCTGTATCAGCTTGGACAGTAACAGACGACGCCTTAACTGTAACTGATGAAGTTATTTACGCAGAACACATTTTTGCACACGAAGATTTCTTCGCAGTATTCGATATTGCAGCATCTCGTTTGGACAATATGATGTATGCAGTAGCTTACGGTATCGATTATTTCGTTCTTAACAACCTTTGTGAAGACGGAACAGGTACATATACCACCCCAGCAGGAGGCTTTACAACCTCAGCAAACATCAATACTATCATGGCTAACCTATCTTCAAAGGTAGCTGGTTATGATACACAGTTCGGTACTTATCTTGTAATTGAAAATACCGACCTTGTAGGCTTTATGGTAGCAGGTATGACAAACGGCTTCTCAATGGCAGATGCTATGTTGAAAAACGGTAAAGTTACTCAATGGGCAGGTACTGATATCTATGTAGTTCGTACAGGTACATTCGCAGATGCTACAATCGGTACAACAACTGTAACCAACTCTGGTCACAGAGTATTCGGAGTAAACAAGTCAGCAACTTACGCTTCTCCTCGTGGACTTCAATACGAAGAAAAGTCAGTAACAGGAAAGACTGGTAAAGAAGTTGTAGTATTCGGTCTTGTTGGTTTCAAATTATGGAATCAAAAGAAGGCTCTTACAATCGACATTACACTAGCCTAGTTTATTAACCCCCTTGTGGGGTTAACTGGGAGGTTCTCCCCGCCGAGGACTTCTCAATTAACTCCATAAGGATAAAAGAAATATTATGTCAAAAGAAAAAACAACAGAAGTAGAAGTAGAAAAGATTATAGACGATAATCAAGGTATTGAGGTGGGCAGTCCTTTGGATTTACGCCCTACTGAACTACCTTTGGTTGTTAAATTGCCAGCAGATGCAAGCAAGGCTCAAATAGCATACGCTAAAATATTAAACGGCTATGCTTATAAGAACCCTGATAAATTTGAGGCAAAGAAAAATGACCAGATTGTTGATGGTAAAGTGGTTAAAGGTTTCTTAACTAAACTAAAGGAACTTAAAAACGCACCAGACCCAATCGAGTTAGGAGAAGATGCCCCTAAATTAAAGGTCAACAAAAGCGTCATTTAACAGTTAAATAACAAACAAAACTTATGCCATTAACAAATAATTATCCAGACTTAGATGGATTTAACCTAAAAGCATTTTCTGTAGTTGCAGATGATGCAACACCAGCAGTAGTAGGTCAAAACTCTATTCCAACAGTTGCTAGAGCTGTAGTTGTTACAGGTGTAACTAATGATGCAAATGACTGGGTTACACTTCCTCCTATTGCAGATGTTCCACTTGGACACCAAATCACTATCTTAGCTAACGCAAGTTCTAACTTTGAACTTAGGACACCAGCGTCAAGCAACACAAAGATAAACGATGTTGATTCAGATGGTTCACAAGAGTATTTGGTAACAGACACAGATGCAGTTGTAGTAACGAAAGTTACATCTACAGCTTGGATTGGTGTTTCTTATACAAAACTTGGTGCAGTAAGAACAGCAGTTATCCCAGACTAGGTTACTAACTTTGCTCATCAGAAATGGTGAGCAACGATTAGCAACTAATAAATAACAATGCAATACAATTCACACGCAACAGAACAAGATATAGTCCATGATACCTATTTTGAGGCAAGTGCTAATTCTAATTCATACCCTATTGCAGACTTAACTAGAAACGCCAACACCGCACTTGATACTATGGTATCGTTACGACTTTTAGCAGACCCTAAATGGGATTTTGATTCTACTAATGCAACCGACTTACCAATAGGAACTACAGATATTCTTTCAGGACAGCAAGACTATGAATTTGATGATGACTTTCTAGTAATTAAAAGTATAGAGATACAGGACTCTACAGGTAAATGGACAAAATTAGAACCAATAGACCAATTAACACTTCCTGAAGGTCAAGCATTATCTGATTTTGAAACAACAGCAGGTATACCAAAGTATTATGATAAAATAGGTAATTCTTTTTTCTTGTACCCTATCCCAAATTACAATAAACGACTAGTAGAAGAAGGTTCTTCTGGTATTAAAGTTTACTTCCAAAGATATGTAGATTATTTCACTACAACTGACACCACCAAAGAACCTGGCTTTTTAAAACACTTACATAAGTATATTCCTCTTTATTGTGCTTACATTTATGCTTGTGCAAAAGAACTTCCTAAGCAGAATAGTCTAGCAAAACGATTAGAATTTTACGAAGGCAATAAAATGCGAGGGGGAAACGATGCAGGTGCAATTATGACAGCTTACTCAAATAGAGAGTTAGATGTTCGTAGAAAATTAAAAGCTAATGTAGAAAATTCGCATTAATATGGCAACAATTTGGACATTATTAAAAAAATACGCATCACAAATAGGTTTTACATATAACCAGTCGGGTAAAACTTACAACCAAGCAAATGTAACTTACGGAGGTAAGATTAAAACAACTTGGAATTACCAAAATAAATCATAAACAATGGCAAACTTTCCAAACTCATTAGATTCTTTAAGTAATCCTACTAGCACAGATTTGTTAGAAAATGCAACCGCTGCCCTAGACCACGATTATCAACATGCCACAGCTAACGATATCTTAGAAGCCTTAGAAGCTAAAGTAGGTGTAGATAGTAGTGCAGTAACAACTTCTCACGACTACAAACTTTCAGGTGTAGCAACAGGAGATAAAGCGGTAAGTAAGACAGGTACTGAAACACTTACCAACAAAACTCTTACAGCTCCACAGTTAAACTTTGGTTCTGATGCTAACGGAGATATGATTTACCGTAATGGTTCTGGTGTAACAGCAAGACTTGCAATAGGTTCAACTGACCAAATCCTAGCAGTACAATCAGGTTTACCAACTTGGATAGCAAACCCTAGTGCAACCGCAGCTTCTTCAACTACAGCAGGTATCGTAGAACTCGCCACAACAGCAGAAACAGAAACAGGTACAGACGCAACTAGAGCAGTAACTCCAGACGGACTACACGATATGACAACCCTAGCAGGTGCAGCTTGGTTTTTAGACGAAGACACAATGTCATCTGACAGTGCTACAAAAACAGCTTCACAGCAAAGTATTAAGGCTTATGTAGACAATTACATAAAGTATATTCTTAACACAACACCAACAAATACAAGCACTTATCACACTTTCCAATCCTTCCCTACTGTGATTGACGATGGAGGAACTAAAGAAATAGCTGGTTACGTTTCGTCTGGTTGGACTTCAAGTACTGGAGCTACAGATGAGGGTGGTGGAGGGACTCTAGGTTTATCAACAACAGGTTCGACAGTATCTTTGACTACAAGAATACCTACATTAACTACTTTTGGGTTTTCATCTTCTTTCTCGCACTTAGGGAGTAATCCTTTGTATTTTAAATACAGGGTCTACCCTAGAAGTAATGGAACAACTCCATACTACGGTTGGGGGTTAGTTGATACTGCTACAATGCTATCAAAAATTGAGTCTAGCACAGCAGATAACTCAATAAGATTTGTATACGATGGAACTAACACTTATGCAGTAACGTCAGTCGGTGGCTCAGCTAGAACTTCTACAAACGTAACAGCCTCTGTAACCATTAACCAGTATAATAATTTTGTGATTTCCGTTACTTCAACAAGTGTTTTATTTTACATAAACGGAACTCTAGTAGCTACTCACACAACAAATATCCCAACTACTTCGAATGCAATACTGACTGGCTGGGGGATTACAAACTCAGGTTCTACAAGTGAAATGGTCGTGGGACCAACACTAATTAGTATGCCTAACAAAGCTTCTTAAAATGTATAAAGATGGATTATTAACAATCTCAAAGTGGTACGAAGGAATGGTGAAAAGTCCTATTCTTGGTTTTGGTCGTCTTCAAAATGCAGAAATCTTCTACCAGAAAGGTATTATCACTCCAAAGAAAGGATTAATCACTACCAGTAAAATTGCTAGTGCTTTACCAATAGCTAAAGTTATAGACCAGTATGGGAATGAATACTGGGCAAATAACTCTTCTAACTCTACTGTAGGTGTAGTCTACAAGAACAATAACAACATTGCTGGTGCTTTAGCTAATATTTACGACATAAAGGTATACAAGAACTACCTGTGGGTTAGATACGGTACTTCACTAGGTGCTTATGGTCCATTAAACAGTGGTTCGGCTGCTTGGTTTCCAGCAATTTCATCATCTTTTCAAAGTGATGCTTGGGGTCAAATGGTAGTAGGTCAAGATGATTATTTATATTCAACTAATGGTAACTATATAGCTAAAATTGAAGTAACAGCAAGTGGAACTCCTAGTGTAGCACCTACTATTTCAGCGAATCTAACGGCTTTAGACTTAAAAGACGGAGAAATAGCTTCTTGTATATGTGAATACGGTACTAAATTAATGATTGGTACTTTATCTGGTAAGATTTACCCTTGGAACAGACAACTAGGAACACTAGGCAACCCTGGACTTGCTGACTTACCAGTAGATTTTAATGAAAATGGTGTATACCAACTGTACTCACATGCTAATAAACTGTACGTTACAGCAGGTAGAGATGGGAATGTATACATATCAGACGGAACAAACTACAGAAAACTAGCAACAATTCCATTTTCAGATTTGTTTGGAACTGTATTTGTAACTTATTACCCTAATGCAATAACAACATCTCCTAAAGGAACTTTGCTTGTAGGTGCAGTATCTTCAAACACAATATCCGAAGGTGGTGCAGTCTGGGAAATTACAGATACTGGAGAAATATGTATTGCTTATACCCTAGCTCAAGGACTAACAAGTAACAACACTATTGGAATAGGTTTTATTTATGTTAATAGAAGTGCTAATCACGTTTCAGTAGGTTGGTTAAATGGTTCGTCTTATGGGATAGATGAAGACACAGACAATTCAGCAAATATGACAATCTACTCTCCTTTAATTAGAGTAGGCAGATACAACAATAAAAGGACTTTTGAACATATAGAATTTAATCTTGCAGAAGAACTTGGAAGCGGAGAAAGTATCACAATATCATTTAGACGAAATAAAGACGATGCTTGGACTTCTGTAGGAACTTGGAGCTACACAACTTTAGGAGCAATCGCTTCTTTTGAAGATACAGCAGGAATAAACGACTGTGAATATGTGCAGTTAAAAATAGAAACTGTCGGAGATATTGAGTTAATAGATGTAACTTTACGATAATGGATAAAAACCACACACACAACGGAACAGATGCCCCTAAACTCGTATTAAGCGAAGCTATTGAAAACGCTCCACAGGAAGCTATAGAACAGATAACAGGTACAGCAGATGCTACATATTCAGCAAATGAACAAACTTTAATAAATGATTTAAAAGATACAGTAAATGACCTATTAACAAAATTAGCAAACGTAGGTATAATAAGATAAGAAAATGGACAAAAACAATCCTAACAATTTAACTAAAGAACAATTACAAGCTGGCTACTCAACTATCCCTGGTGCTTATGACCCAGTAACAGGAAAACTAAAGACAAGTCTAAACACAACCCCTGCTAGTGTTTCTAATGTAATTACTCCAGATAGTCTAGCACCACAACCTAAACTTACTTTACCGACTACACCAGTACCAACAGAAGCACCTAAACAAACACCAATAGACTATGATGCTATGTTTGGCTTAACCGACTTTCAAAAACAAGCAGAACAAACTCAAGAAACAGGAATATCTGAAATTATAAAGAATATGGGTTTGCTTCAAAATGAAGCTACTGACTTACAAGCAGAACGCCAAAGGAGAGGTCTTGAAGACTTATACAAACAAGGTCAAGCTACTAAGTCTCGTATCACAGCTTTAGACGCAGAAATGCAACAAGATGATATTATCCTTGCTCAAAAAATGAGAAACGAAGAAAGGAGAGATACTCTTTTACCTTTCGCACAAATGGGTCAAGCTAAACTAGCAGGGGATGCCGCTATTTACAGAGGACTTAAAACAGCAGAAAAGAATACTTTAATCTCACAACAACTAGCACAACAAGGCGAAATAGCTCTAGCTGAACAATTTGCAAAAGATGCAATAGATGCAAAATACGCACCATATAAACAAAATATAGAAAACTACAAGACTATATTAGAGATAATAAAGCCAAGTTTAACTGCAGCAGAAAATAAAAGACTTAAAGCTCAAGAAATGAAGGTGGTAGATGCTCAAAATCAAATAAAGAAAGCAGAAGAAGATGAAAAAACTTCTAACAGCTACTTATTCACAGCTATTCAAGGTAAAGCTCCACAAAGTCTAATCGCAAAAGCTCAAGATTTAATAAACAAAGGTGCTAAACCAAATGAAGTGGCTAAAGTTCTTGGTCAATATTCTATGTCTGAAGCCGATAGGTTAGATTTAGAAATTAAAAAACTAGAAAAATTTAAATTAAATAAAGAAATAAATAATATTGGTGTCAAAAGTGATAAGCTGTTATCAGTAACAGAAGCTCAAGCAGCAGGAGTTCCTTATGGAACAACAGAAGGACAACTTATTGCAATGGGTGGACAACAAAAAGCACCTCAGACAGATTTCAATTTCTTAAAACAGACCACTCAAAAAGCTTATGATTTAGCCAGTGCCTCTGGTAGAGGTGCATTAAGAAAAGGGGTTGGCTCTTTCCTTTTTGGTGCTACAGAATCAAAACAACTAGAAGGACTGACAGAAACTCTAAGAGTAAATGTTTTAACTATGTCTACAGACCCAAATATAAAAAAATTCTTTGGACCACAAATGACCGAAAACGATGTAAGAATGATGACAGGTGCAGGGACAACATTATCTCCTGATACTCAAACACCTGAACAATACGCAGAAGAAGCTACTAGAATATATGATATGATAAATAGAGCCCAAACTGCAGTAGAAGAAGGATTAAAAAGAGAACAACTATCAAACTATATAGACTCAACATCAACAGCATTACAAGTGGTAAATAGTCCATTTATACAATAAAATGAAAATTACAAAAGAACAATTAGAAGTTTTATACAAGAATGCTCCTCCAGGAATAAGTAAAGAAGACTTACAGATAGGTTATATTGAAAAAGGTTACGAGATAGAAGGAGTAGATACGAACCAAGCAAAACAATATATACAACAAAAAAAAGCTGGTTTCCCACCAATAGACCAGAACAGAATGCCTGATACAATACAACCTACTCCTGAAAAAGAAGGTATGTTGAAAGCATTAGGTAAAGATGTCGTTGGAACTTTATTAGTTAAACCAGCACAAAGAGCTACGGAAGCAGCAACTAGAGTTTTTGCTCCAAATTCAATGGCGGCAAAAGGCTATGAGATGATGGCAGATGAAGGAGAATCACAAAAATTTAATGTTCCAGGTCTAGGTGAAATTGATGCAGGACAACAAAAAGTATTTGGGCAAGGTGGTGTCAGACAAATTGCAGGAGAAGCTCTTAAAATTGGCTCTTATTTATTCCCTTACGGTAAGGTAGCAAGTGCAGTAGGTGGCTCAATATTAGGGGCTTCAAAATTAACTCCATTAGCAGTTAATACAGCTAGAGTAGGAGGGAATATAGCTTCTGGTGTAGCTGGTGGTTATATGGCAGATGTAGGCTATAACTTAGCAGATGAAAACAAAACATTAGGAGAATCATTTATTCCTGGATGGGGAACAGGATTAGGGGCTGCAATCCCATTAGGAGGTCCAGCTTTTAGAGCTTTAAAAGGTAAAGGAAAAACAGCATCGGATGTAACAAAAAGAATTATACAAGGACAAACTAAAGATATTCCGTTAGCAGAACAGGCATTTAAAAACATTGATACAAAAGGTGTAACAACAAGACAACAACTTTCAGAAAGATTAGGTAGTGCTATGGAAAATCAAATGAATATAGTAGATAATCAATTGGCAAAAGACCCTAGAGCTTTATCTTTAGATGATTATGCTATTAGAGTAAAAAATAATGCAGGGCAGGAAGTTAAAACTGATGTAATATCCAATGCTTTAGACCATTTAGAACAATTTTTTAAAGATTCAGGAGATAATCTTTCTGCTTCAAATGTAAACTTAATTAGACAAAAAGCAATTTCAGAAGGACTTACACACCAAGAAGTAAATAATATTGCTCGTATGTATAGCGAGGAGTTTGGAACAAAGGCGTTCAATAAAGTAGGCGACCCATTAACAAGTGTGAACGCTCAAATGTTTGAAAATACAAGGAATGGGCTTAAACAAGCAGCTAGAGGTGGTCTTGGTTATGGAGAAGAAGCTAGGACAGCTGATAGACTTTATAGTGCTATGGCTAACACTAAACGCCTAATTGATAATGGAGTAGAAAAAGTAAGTGCATTAGATGCAAGACTAAAAGACAGAAATATCTTACAAAAATTAAGTTATGGTGCGGCAAAAGTAATAAATACCATTCTTGGTGGAAGCCCAAAGGCAGCAATAGAAGCTCTTGGAGTATCAAATGTAGGTAATAAAATAGACAACTGGATTGACCTTGAAAGAAGTCTAAGAAAAGACTTAGAGTTTATAGAAAAAGCTAACGGAATAAAGGAAGAATCTAAACTTATAAAGTTTATTGAAGATTATGCAAAGAAATTTAAATTCCCTGGAGATAAAGCAGTAGATGATATAAACGCAAGTTTTAACAAGGTGAATAATTTACCAAATAAACAAGGTGGATTTGTTGCACTACCTCAATCTAAATTAGCAGCAAACCAACGAAGTACCACTACTACTATGAAAACTACTCCTAAAACTTCTAACATACCTAAATCATC